GATCAGTAATAAAGAGAATGTAGCATAACCCAAGAGAAGGACGAACCAAACACTTAGAAAGAAGTAATAGGATCATCGCTTGGGTTATATTCATTGTACCAGTTTTGAAGTTGAAATCATCAACAGAAATGCCAACATAATAACTACATCCCATGCTTTTGTTTTTATAAAGTATGGGATTGAGATCATGTCAGCAATAAAGTTCATGATCACTCCTGTAAGAACATTGACATGAAGAATTATAAAGTAAGCAGCGATAACACAGATGCTGCCAACAACTCTCATGATCGTATATGTTCGCATTAGTAATTAGAGTCAGGTTCCAAAGCAATAAAGTAAGTCAGATCATAGTCGGTATTGACAAACCTTGACAAAAGTTTACTGGAAATACTGACTTTGTAGTCGCCAGGAATAACCTTAATATTCTCTACCTTGAAGTTGTAGCAGAAGGTCTCTGAAGTCTCTCCAACTAGTACTTGAAAGTCATTTGAAGTGTCATTCTTCTTATCATGCACAACAAGTTTTACAACACCAGAACCACCAATAACAGAAAGATCGGATAGTTGGAATGCCAGAACTGCCTTGCGAATCTTCTCAAGTTGCTCTGCAGCAAGTTCAAACTCAACATCCATTGTAGGAAGAGTTAGAGACTTCTCAGGAGGTACTACGATTACGCTGGGATCAGCGAAGAAGTACTTAGAGCGAGTCTTGCCTTCGCGAATGACAACATGTCCATCATTAGCAAAATCAAGTTCTGGATTATTATGGAGGAATACTCCGCGAAGGAACTGAGTCAGATCATAAATCGCAAAGTCTTTAGGGAATTCTTCCTGAACCTCCGCTTCTGCCATGATATTTTTCATAACAGAGATAGTACGGAGTTTGTTGCCCTGCTTAAACAGAATGGACTGATTAATGTCTGAGAAGTTCTTAAGAAGGTTGATGGTCTTATCAGAAAGTTTCATAGGTTCCCTTAGTTTCATTATGTAATCCTGAGAAGTGGTAAAGAAGAACGCAATAGTGAATTGCTTTTAGGATATCTTGCTTTGACTTGCCGTTCTTCTTACCAAATCGAGACAAGTATTTGATAGCATTAGAGCGACAGAAAGGTTCTGCATCTCCAATTGCCTCAACCAAATCAAGAGTCTGAGTTTTAGAATCTTGAGATGTATAGTGAGATGAGTATGTTGAAGAAAGGTACTCACGAACCTCCTTCAATGTTTTATCTTCTTCGTACTTCCAAAATCGATTCTTTGTGAGAGGATCTTCGCGGTTAATTAACGCTTCCATATCACTGTGCCCCCAAGGAGGCATGTTGTGATTGTCATTAGAACTAAATGAAATCGTGTCGTCACTCATAGATGAAATAGGCATTGCTGCGTTGATATTGAATGTCAGAGCGTCTGGAGACGCTGTTGGATTGCCCGTCAAACTAAACCCATCATCTTCCCAAAATTCTTGGTTAGGTGGTTGGAAAGGATTTTGGCGATCAAGGTCATTACGATCATAATCGTAATAGTATTTGGAATGCTTTACTTTATCCATTACAAAATAGAGAGGGTCATGGCATAATCATACGTTTCTATTATATCAAGATTCTCCGTCAGAGTCAATTGAATCATCACCTTCAACAGCAGTCAAATCGAAGTCTGCATCAACTTTATCATATAGTTCTAAGAATGCTTGCTTAGTATCATCATCAAATCGATTGATACAGACTTGCATTGCCTTCTCCTTATTGCCAAATATCCCATACGCCTTGACAATATGAACTAGGCGACGAGTACTGATGACATCTTCGATACCACCATCATAGAATGTTTTGCGAATAATATCCGCCCAGTCTACCAGACGCTGACAAAAATCTTCATCACTACAAATCTTAGAGAGAATACTTTTCTCAACTGAGATTGTAGGATAAGATTGTTCAAAGGTCACAGGGAAGCGTTCCAAGAATGCTTCGTTGAGAACATTGGTACCAATGAAGCGACCATCATCAGAACCTTTACCTTTAGTATTGGCAGTGGCAAATACATTGAAACCTTTTGTTGGTTTTACATACTTACCAATCTTCTTCAAGAACACACCCTTGCCTTCAAGGATGGATTGGAGGCAGAGGATTTTGTTAGAAGCAAGATCAACTTCGTCGAGTAACAGGATTGCTCCGCGTTCGAGTGCTTCCACGACAGGTCCGTTATGCCAAACAGTTGCCCCATCGACAAGGCGAAAACCACCAATAAGATCGTCTTCATCAGTCTCAATAGTAATGTTTACCCGAATGAGTTCACGTCCAAGTTGAGCACAAGATTGCTCTACAGATAACGTTTTACCATTACCCGAAAGACCCGTAATGAACGTTGGATAGAAAAGATTGGACTGAATAATTTTTTTAAGATCACCGAAGTTACCAAACTTGACGAAAGTATCATCTTTATCAGGAATAAGATTCTGCTGAACTGCAGGCATAGCAGCAGGTGCCTGATAGGTGTGCTCTAGTTGTTCAGGGATAGTGAGATTCCACTTACCACGACCCACTTTGAATTCATCAATTTTATTAGTAACCGTCTGATAATTGACATCATTCATCGCACACCAGGCACGAATGTCTGCTGCTGTTACCGAATCTCCATAAAGATCTTGGAGAGAGTTCATGATACCTTCTTTGGAGAGACCCATTAGTTTGTTTGAACTGAAGTTAGTATAGATGATATGTGGGGGATTTTGATCCCCCTTTGGACAGTTATTTAATTGTCATGCGACTAGTCCTATAAACTCATTCAAAACTCTCTTATTCATCTTCTTAGTACGAAGACTCTTAACAAATGCGGTTTTGATTTGTCCCTTAGTTGCATCCTCCTTAACATCAAATGAATTATCTTGTGAAAGGGAGTTAGCAGACATAGCAAAGTAAGAGTGATATCCAGAGTTAGTGATTGTAAAAGTACGCTCTTTTCTCCAATCATTATAAAGTTCATCATGATCATCATTCCATCGACCAACATATCGACTAATGAATGCATGTGCATCACGACCCTCAAGAACGCGAATACCTATAAAGTTTGTATCTTTAAATCTATCTTTTAGATGAGTTAAAAGAACATCTGTAACTTCATACCAATTACCATCCAAGTTATAAGTTGTTCCCAATTTACGGTCACGAAGAATGCAATTATTATTGCATACCTGACGGATACCAAGATATGGGTCAATCTCCCAGTGGCGTTGAACTATCTTGTGATACTTAATAGGTGGTGCCTCACCATCAGTAAGAACCACACATTGAACTTTCTCAATATTATTCTTCTTTTTGAATTGAGGAATAATCTCATGAAGAGTGATGAGAGCATCATTCAAAGGAGTTCCTGATAAAGATAGTCCACTAGGAATTGGATAATATGTATAAACAGATCGATTAAATCCGTTAGCAATACGGAAGATAGTTTTCATTTGTTTATCTAATTCTTTCACCTTTGTTCTACTAGAGAACATATTCAAGAGAGAGAACGTCTCCTGAACATGTATGACACCATCTCTCTTCTTATATGCACTTGGTAGAGTTTTATAAACTCGTTCTCCATTCTCATCAAGATTACCCCTAACCTTAGGGAAATCATTAGTAAAAGAATAAACATCAAAAGGGATGTTTACCTTCTTACAAAACCAAATTAAATTATAAAGTTGCTTAACAGTGTCAGTGAGAACATCTGCCATAGATCCAGACCAATCAAGAATAAAAATTAATCCATGACTCTTACCATCAGGAACAACTGTAATTTTTTTGAATAAATCTTCGTTGTACTTATAAGTATGTAGTCTAGAGCAGTCTAAGACCCCAGTACGAGCAGTAGAAGAACGTGCATATGCGCTAGCAGACTTACGACACTCAAACTCCTTTACAAGATAATTAACTTCCTTCTGTGCAGACTTCTTAAACTCAGAATATCTCTTATCAACTTCATAAAATATTTGGGATCCATATCTACCATTCTCCCAACATTCGGGAACATTCTCATAAACCCGAGCATTATCAATAATAACTGCATCGAGATTGACTTTAGGAATCTCAAGATACTGATTCTCATGAGATTGTTCAGTGGTAAGATCCTTGATGGCATCATCAAAAGACTTCATCGTCTCAACGTCAAAATCACCACTATCCCCACGACTAGTTGTTTTGTCTGTTACATCTTGGGTAGATCCCTGAATATCAGCATCGACAGTATTGTTGGCTCCTTGAACGGATTCATTGGACGGGGATTCATGTTCTCCCTCCTCACTATCTGATCCCTGTGGTTCGGGGGAAGACCCACCATTATTCTGCTGTAATTGTACGCCTGGAGGGGACTCTGGTTGTTCATTCTTGCAGTAGTTATAAATTGCTTCTGAGGCATTCAATACTTCACTGAAGGTCTCACAGTCACGAACCATAGCAAGAAGTAAAGACTCTTCATCATTAAATGGAATGTTTACATAATTACCAATCTTGCAATATAGATTGATTTTATCTGCCAGATTATAGGCAGAGACATCTTCATCATCGATACCAAAGAAGTCTTCGTTTGCTAGTTCTTCATAACCCCGATAGAAGGTTTTGGAGAGACCAGCATAACGACGCTTCATCATCTTCTCAATGCGAGCGTCCTCAACAACATTCACAATTTGAGGTGGGATCTTACGATCAATACTCCAGTCCTCATCTGGTGTATATAGGGCATGACCAACTTCATGACCCACCAGAAGGTCATATACAGTATTTGATGCTTTATTCCATTGAGGAAGAGTTAGAACTCTGGTGTGGACATTGAACTGAGCAGTCTCGACAGAACGATGTTCTACCACCAGGTCTTCAGTGGCAAGGAGTTTTGCAAGTTGTCCTTTGACCTCGTGGTTGATAGTCATCAAGATTTATTTTAACTGAATACAGTATACAAAAAAGGGTTGCCCTTAGGACAACCCATGTGACGCTTTTTGAACTGGCGCAATGCTTCGCGTCTCGCTCTCATTGCTTGTGGTTTAAGTTTTCTTT